CTGATTGGGTTGCTGGTAAAGCTGCCGATGAAGATGGCAATGTAAAATACCCATCTGATTCAACTTGGGAAGCTAGCAAAGCTATCCCTGTATATCAAGGAATAGACCAATCAAAACTAGTACCATTAATGGTAAAAACTATACAAGAACTAGAAGTTAGAATAGCTGCATTGGAGGGTAACTAATGTTTACACTAGACAACAAAGAATATGACGAAACTAAAATATCTAACAAAGCTAAAGCAGCTTTGGAAGAAGTAGTGCGTGTATCTAAACAAATGCAGGATCTAAGATTTGCCCAACAAGGCTATATTAATATATTAAAAGAAGAATTAAAGGAGACTAAAGATGAGTAGTGAAATTAAAGTAGACACTATTAGTGAAAATACCAGTGCAGGTGGCGTAACTATAGACAGTCTTGCTATTAAAGATGGCAAGGTAACAAACCTAATGAATGCAACATTAAGTGCCGCTGACTTAGGTGGAGGTGTACATATTAAGACTGCTGACGCTAGTGTAAGTGCAGTAAATACTGCAGCAGATGAATTGGTTTTAGAAAACTCAGCTTCTTGTGGACTTAGTATTTTTTCTGGAACAGGTGAAGTTGGTAAAATAGCTTTTGGTGATTCTGATGACAATAATGTAGGTGAAATATTTTATAATCACAGCTCTAATGACATGGAGTTTAAAGCAAACGCTATAACATATATTACAATTGATTCATCAATGACTGGAGTAAGAATTGACTCTGGTAAATTTTCAACATTTGGTGAATCAGCTCCAGATGCAAGTGATGGAGGAATAACACTACAACAAGGTTCTAATGATGGTGTAATTATGACTTTTAAGTCTACTGATGTTTCTCATGGAATGTCTGGGGCTACAGAAGTAGACAATTACGGACAAATGGGAAAAGGCTCTGGTGCTGAAGGTGGTTTTAAAATTCAGGGTTTTGCAGATGGTAGTACCGATGTGATGCAGATAATGGGTTTTGGTGGTTCAGCTCAAACTGCTGATACTACTGGAGCGGGTGCAATGGTAGAATTATTTGGTGCAAAAAAAAGTGGTAGCGGTCTTGCTGATTTAGCTTCAAATGAAAATTTAATAGCTTTTAGACAGTTTGGCGGTACTACAAGATTTATTATGAAATCTGACGGCACAGTTCACGCTTCAGATACTTCTTGGGCAACTTCACTCGATACATATGATGATGCTCAGTTATGCAGATCAATGGATATGTTACCTGCTGAAAGCACTAGAGAAGGTTTTATTTCTGATAAATGGACTGAAATGGTTAAATATAACATCAACGATTTAATAGATGCTGGTATATATACTAAAGACGGAAAAGATATGATTGAAAAAGGAGAGACACCATTTTTTAGAGTTCAACCTTTACTTAGACTTCATAACGGTGCTATATGGCAAAATTATACAAAACATCAAAAATTAGCAGAAGCTGTATATGAAATGGCAAAAGAAGCATTAGGCGAAGAAAAAGCAGATGCAATACTTGAAAAACATGAAATTAAATTATTAAACTAAGGAGAAAACAATGGCAATAACAGCAAATATGACAACACATGATGGGATAGAACTTACTGATGTTTATGTAAGAGTGACTCAAGCGTATGTTAAAAATATGCCAGATGATGAAGGCACTGATGCATGGAAGTTAGTCTATGATGTTTTGATTTATAAAGATAAGGACACTCGTAATGACAAACATAAAGAACAATCTATGCGTATATCTAACCGTCATGTAGATCACTTTAAAATTGACTACAGCTTAGATGCAACTGACAATCCAATCAAACTTGCATACGCAGATTTAAAAGCTAACGACCAGCTATCAAACGTACAAGACGTATAGGAGTAACACATGAGTGAAATAAGAGTAGATACAATATCAGAAAAGACTAGTGGATCTGGTACGACTATCAGTAAATTTAAAAACCCTAAAAATCAATTTAGAAATATGGTTATCAATGGTGAAATGCAGATTAAACAAAGGTCTGATACTTCAGTTCACAACAATGGACAGGTAAGACCTTGTGATATGTGGAAACAAGAGGCTTCTAATTGTGATAACTTAACAGGTACTTTAGCAATAGACAGTTCAGTTCCTGCAGGTTATGGGTTTTCTGGTTCATTAAGATTTGATACGACCACTGCTGAATCTGCTCTTGCATCAGATGAAAATGTAAAACTCATAACAGATGTTGAAGCTCAAAATGCCCACCATCTTTGTTATGGGCATTCAGATGCAAAGAAAACAGTTTTAAGTTGGTGGTCCAGAAGTAATCTTTCTGGTTCAGGAAATAAATTTGTAATAAATGTATCAGCACCAGATGGGTCACGACATATTAGTAAAACATTTTTTCATGCTTCTGCCGACACTTGGGAAAATTTTACCTTTGCTATTGATGGTGATAGTAGTGGCACGATAAATGATGATAATGGAGTTGGATTAACTTTAACTTGGGTTCTGGCGGCTGGAAGTGATTATACATCAGCTGACAGTACAAGTTGGGGTTCAACATCTAGTGCTGGACTTGCATATCAACAAACAGCAAATATTGCATCAAGTACATCTAATGATTTTTATATAACTGGAGTTCAATTTGAAGTAGGAGAAGTAGCCACAGACTTTGAACACTTACCTTTTGATGTTCAGTTAAAAAGATGTGAAAGATATTATGAAGTAATTGTGGATGCAGCAGATGGAGTGGGTTTACAAGTTGTTGGTATTTCTGGTAATACATTTAAATCTGACCAAATTAATATGCCCATACATTTTAAAACAGAAAAACGAGCAACTTCAGGAAGTTTAGAATATGTATCAGGTTCTTACTATGATATGAGAACACATACTAACACTAAAACTACTTCAAGTTTAGGAGTTACTGGAGCACAAACTGGGAGACAAAATGCTGTGCCATATTTTAACACATCAGGTGTTACAGAACACGAAGTATGGTCATTCTATGTTACTGATGCTGCTGCTCATGTAGCATTTTCATCGGAGTTATAAGGAGATATAATATGTCATTTACATACACAAGAAAAAAACATGAAAGTCACGGTGTTGTTACTTATTCAATAACAAGGGTAGAAAATGGAAAAGTAAAAGTATTTCCTGACCCTGCTTTAGAAAATACTGATTATATAAAATATAAAGAATGGGTTGACGCAGGCAATACACCAGAAGGTGACACAGATTAATGGAACAAGAAAACAGAGAAGCTATCATTCGTATAGAGGGTAAGCTAGAACTGTTAGATCAAAAGCTAACAACTCTGAAAGACAATCATTTATGTCATATTGAAAAAGATATGAGACAACTGAGAACTCTTGTATGGTTTATAGGAACTACTGTTTTCTTACAAATGTGTTATTTAATAATTAGGACTTTGATGTAGTATTGCACGTATAGGTGCAATCAAGTAAAAAAAGGTATGTCAAACAAGAGCATACTTGTGATCTCAGATACTCATTCGCCTTACCATCATCCTGATTTGATCCCTTTTTTAAAATCAATTAAAAAAAAATATAAGCCTGATAGAATAGTTCACATTGGAGATGAAACAGACAAACACGGTCTAAATTTTCATGGACAAGATCCTGACTTGCCAAGTGCAGGTGATGAACTTTACGAGGCGAGAGAAACAATACACCAAATAGAAAAACTGTGGAGCAATGTAGACTTACTACATTCTAATCATGGTAGCCTTGCATACAGAAGAGCTTTTAAGGCTGGCTTACCTAAAGCATACATAAGAGATTACAACCAAGTTTTAGAAGTAGGCAAAGGTTGGAAATGGCATAACGAACTTACTATTCGATTACCAGATGGTAATGACGTACACTTTCATCATGGTAAATCTGCAAACATAATGGCAGTAGGACAGAAACAAGGCACTTGTTATGTGCAAGGTCATTTTCATACCAAGTATGGCATATCGTATTGGGGCAACCCCAACAGCCTTCTATGGTGTATGCAGGTCGGTTGTTTAATCGACAAAGACGCACTGGCTTTCGCTTACGACAAAGTATTTAAAGATAGACCGATCATTGGTTGTGGTATTATTATAGACAGTCAACCAAAATTGTTACCAATGGTGTTGAACAAAGGTGGAAGATGGAATAAAGTGTGTCCGTGAAGACACTAGATAAACAAATAAAAGGCGATCATTACAAAAAATTTATCATACAACCAGCAGAGTTTATAAATATTAATAATCTACCGTATGCAGAGGGTAATGTAATAAAATATGTTTGTAGGCACAAATACAAGGGTAAAAAGGAAGATATAGAAAAAGCTATACATTACCTAGAAATGATAATAGAAAGAGATTATGAGTAACGTGGTACGTATGGATATTCCAAATAGGATGAGATCCGTCAATGTTCGTATGATAATAGACGATATGCCTATTGTTGCTACACTAGATCACATTATTTCAAAAACTGGCATAACACCAGTAGCGATATGGGTCAAAACAAAGAAATCAGAGTCAACATTGGATAGAGAGCTACGCAGCTCTGGTAAAGCTGTATCTTTACTTTTACAGTATGGATGCTCGTTAAAAGAAATTTCAGAAACATTTACTAGAGATAGCATTATCGGTTCTGTTGTTTGGTATTTACACAAAGAATTAGAAGATATTTTACAAGGCAATCAACCTGACAAACTACCTAAATTATCTACACAACCGTCAGGATATACGATCAAATGAACGATATTAAAGAACGCATCAAAGGGCATGAAGGTTATCGACTAGAACCGTACTTATGCACAGAAGGACATAAGACTGGTGGTTACGGACATAAAATATTAGACGGTGAAGAAATACCAACAACGCAAGATGGTTGGGAAAAATTATTCGATCAAGATTTTACAAAAGCACATGATGGTGCAACAACTCTTATATATGAACATTTAACTGGTACAGACTTTTCTGAGTTAGATGATAAGAAGAAATATATCGTGGAAGGAGTTTTGACTGAGATGTGTTTTCAACTTGGTCAAAGTGGGGTAAGAAAATTTCGCAAAATGTTTACAGCACTAAGCAAATGCGATTTTAAAGAAGCTGGTTCACAGATGAGAGACAGCTTATGGCATAAACAAACACCTGCTCGTTGTATAGAGCTTAGCCATATCATACAAAATTTATAAGGATATATATGTTACAAATGTTAATCAAACCACTTTTAGGAGTGGCTAGTGATGCTATTGGTGGTTACATGGAAACCAAAAAAGCAAAAGCAGAACAAAAACTAACTGCGATCAAAGCAGAGACAGAACTGAAAAAGAAACAAATCGCAGGAGAGATAGACTGGGATGTTGAAGCTATTAAAGGTAGCAGAGAATCTTGGAAAGACGAATATTTAACCATCCTGTTCTCAATACCCTTGTTGCTCTGCTTTTTACCGTTTACTGTAGAGTATGTTGAACGAGGCTTTGCAGCTTTAGCCATGACCCCTGACTGGTACAAATACACCTTAGGCGTGATCGTGAGTGCCTCATTTGGAATTCGTGGAGCATCTAAATTCTTTGGTAAGAAATGATCTGGATTATAACAGCTATGCTGTGGCACGTTGATGTTGAAGGACCATCTTACAGTACATATTCTGAACAGACGTTCAGTGGTAAAGTTGAGTGTTTAGACTATGTTTTCTGGAATAAAGCTGAATTGGTTTATGAGCTTGCAGAAGTTCATGGCAAAAGAAATGGTCAAAACCTTAGAACATGGGCTTTCTTTTGTGAAGGAAGGGAGTTAGACGAAGTATGAAAATATCGGACAGCACATCCGTTTCCATGCCTATGCGTAACTTGCTCAGTATCGTAGGAGCTTGTATTGTAGGAGCGTGGTTTGGATTTGGAGTAATTGAAAGATTAAACATTATTGAGACTGAACTACAATTAATGCAACAAGATTTACTTGAGGCATCTACGCAAAAGCCTATCGACCAGGAACAGTTTATGTTGTTAGAGTTTCTATCGAAGGAACAAGATAAACTAAAAGAAAAGATTGAAACTGAAGTACCAAACATTAAAAAGAATGACATGACTATACAGTTTCACGAAGAAAGAATAATAGACCTAGAAGAAAAGAACGGAACTTACTAATGATAGAAATGGTATTTGTAATGATGATGATTCAAAATGGATCAGTAATAGAATATGTGCCTTTTCCTAATGGAATGTCTGATTGTTTATCGCAAAAAAGAGTTGTATCAAGATCAATAGGTGAAGAGCAAGAAGGCATAAGAATAGAATGTAAAAACTTGAAGGTCGAGCTAGAAAATGACATGGGTCGTTTACGTATTGTAAAAATTATTGATTAGTGTTTCATAAATTGTTTCAACATAGAAACAGGGTCAATATCGTCATCTTCTAATACTTTCGTATACATTCTGTAAACATAGTCTTGGTTCATTCCTGACATAGCACAAACCATTTCGTAATCATCTTGCTGTCTTTCAAACCATAAACGAGCAGTAATACATTCATAAAACTTTTTCATTCTTGACTGAGATAAAATGTAACCATCTGCATCAGTCACATAAAACTTCATTCTGTTTCTGCTTTTAGGTGCATCATAAATTTTAACATCATTAAAATCTATTCGTGCATCATGTATGGCTTGTACAATAACAGACACCCATAAGAGACTTTCAGCAGTTAGACTTTCGGTGTTGTTGAAAAATTCATTATAAGTAGACACTAGACTGATTGTCTTTTATTAGCAGAGATAGTCTGCCATAACTGACAAATAAGTTTGTTATGATCCATCTTATATTCTAATTTAAGATATTGTTCTTCTGCAATACGAAGATTATCCAGGTGTGTCTTATATTCTTCATTGGCTAATGCTTCTGTCTCTCTTGCGGCAACAGACATATTGTTACTGATTTTGGACATGAGTTCTGCTTTTATTGTTTTACTAAATCTATCAAGATCATGGTAGGCAGCTTTAGCTTCCGCTAAAGCATCCTCATTCTTAATCATCCAATCAAGAGCTTCTTGTACTTGGTTTTCCGTTATCATTTTCTGCCTCCATTATTGCTTTACCTATTTGATATGCGATTTGTGGAACAATTGCATTACCTAATCCTTTAAGTCTGTCCACCCTATTGGATATCCCATTAGCCACTCGACCCACATTGGGTTCAAACTCCCAATTGTTGGTTCGTAATCTGCAACAGCTTTCCTCAACGTTTTGTCTCCAAAATTGCTCTCCTTCCAATTTTTTGGATTGCCACTGTCTTTGTAATCCCTCTGTCTTGGTGTGGGCCAAAGTTTTGCTCTCTCCACTTCCACCACTTTCATGCTCAAATCGTACCCCCTCGTTTTTCCTATTGAAGGTGGAACTGTGTTTCGAGAATGGTCTCCTGCTGTCGGTGTGGGCCACAATCCATGTTCGGTATCGTTGGTGGGGAGCGTTGACTGCTGAAGCTGGTATAACAAACGATTGGACTTCGTAACCTTCGCTTTCCAAGTCAAGGTACACTTGTTCGAGTACCATGCCCTCTGAGATGCTAATAATATTTCTGACATTTTCTCCAATGATCCAGGTAGGTTTTGTTTCTTTAATAACTCTAAACATATCGGGCCACAGATGTCTGTCGTCTTGTATGGCTTTTTGCTTACCTGCAACCGAGAAGGGCTGACAAGGGAATCCGCCAACAACAACATCTGCACCATACCCTTTGAATGTTTTGACATCATCGTGTATTGGAACTTCTGGAAAGTTTTTGTTTAGTATTTTTTGACACCATTTTTCATTCTCTACGAATTGTATTGTTCTAAAATATCCAGTAGCTTCAAGCCCTAATGCGAACCCTCCTATACCAGAAAATAAATCAATTACTGTCCTCATAAGGTTCTATTATTGCTCCTGCACACTCATACCTACCCTTGCCATCAAGTACATATATCTGTGCATTAGGTTGTTTAGCAAATTCTCTTGCCATTGCAAAGGGGTTAAATTTATGCTTTTGTTCGTACATAATCTCAATGTATTGACCTTCACGTTTGTTTGTAAGTCTTTTAGTTTCTTTGGGTTCTTCCAAAGCAACCAAAGGCTTTGCACTATCGTTGATACTATTATGGAACGTGAGCAGTTCCTGATATGGAATACGATATAATTTGACCTTTGGATTGCTTTTCAGGGGAGTTAGGGGAAACTTACTTGCAAATTTCTTCGTACAAACTAAGTAAGAATCCCATAGCTTAGTTCCGTTTTTCTTACGATAATCGCAGTAAACGTGAACTGTATTTGTATTGTTAAAAAGATAAGACCCCAACCCCACAGACCATTCGCCATTAAGCCATTGAGGGTACTTGAGGTGGAAGTCTTTATGACTCATAGGTGCTTATCTTTATATATTTCTGTTATGTCTCTATTAAAATTTTCAAGACGTTTAGTAAGATTATCAAGTTTTTCAGCTCCTTGTAATATTTCTAGCCACTCTACAACTTGTTTTTCGTAGGTCTTACTTTTAAGCATGAATGGGTACTTAGCATTAGGTTTATTCATTACTACCTCCTTTTTTTAAATTTACATTATTTACTTTTTTTCTGGTTTAATTGATTCATCTATTGTTTGTTGCAATCTATCAAAATTTTGTCCTAATCTTTTTGCATCTTCCATTAAAAAATTAAGTGAAGATTTAATACGATCAATTTTAGACATAAGTTCAAGATAATTTAAGTTTGTTTTCATATCCTTGCTCATGTGTACTCCTATAATAAATTACATTCTTTTTGTTTTAAATATAAAAAAGGTAGTTGCTATATCTTTTTTATTGTTTTCTGACAGTTCTTGAAGTTCAGAACTAGCATTTACATCCCTCCAACACCCTTCGTAAATCTGCACTAAATCTGGGTTAGATACATCGTTTTGACCGTCCTGGTTTAAGGTTGAGTTAGTAACATATTTTGTTTGACCATTAGTTTTTGGTTTTTCTTTATCTTCATGTGATAAGTTGTCTTTTGTAATCAACCTAAACACCGCCCTTTGCATCCTGCCTGGCGGATAATCGTCACCAGAGACATTAACAAAAGTATGTTCTGGATTATTTGTAAAATGATTTTTAAGTTCTGACAAATCATCATTTGAGTAACCTTTAATGTCATTATCTTCTGCATCATTGATTAAGAACCACCAATTAGGTGATTTAGCACCTGGTTTTGTGATGTCTTTTAATTGTTTTAATTTTACGTTTTCATAACGCATTAGCATCTCCTTTATTGTTTGAGGGATCATAGTTTTTACTTAACTTCCAAAATGTTAATAATGACAAAAACATTTTCAAGTCTCTTCCATGAGAACTCCTATCCCACACATAAGGGAGTATCACAGAAGGGTTTTTTCTATCAATAAAGACAGAAACTCGTATTGGCTTATCTATGCCAAGTAATGCACTATAAGCTGATAATTGCATACCATGATTATCAAAGACTAACTTACTTGGATCTTTGCCGTCAATGTTGTCTTTAGTTTTAAAATCTATGACTATTGTTTTCTTTTTGTTGTGTAAGTCTACCTGTCCTGCAAAACCTTCATCACTTGCATAAGAGCTTTCTGAAACCCATTGTTCGTTAGGAAATGTATTATCAATTAATTTTTTCAATACTGTAAAAACTACACTATCTTTAGTTCCAGCAAAACCTTTATTTATATCTGCATGAATGATTGTTCCTTCATTAGCTGCTTTCTCTGCTTGTTCTTTGCTGTCTTGTCTTACACGATACAAAAATTGTTCATCTGTTTCGTTTTCTTCTCTTGGTAAAGTTAATGCTGCTTGTATGCCTTGATTGACTTGCCAGTTTACCAATCCTGGTTTGGCAGCAACATCTAATATTGTAGTAACACTTGGAAATAAATTTAATTTACGAGCATCTCTCAATGTCGTATTACGTTCTTTTTTATTCTTTCCAATTAAAGTATATTTAGGTTCACCGTCTTTTGTGTACCAATGACCTGCTTCTGAAAGTTTTTCCATTTTACCTCATTATATTATATTATTTATAATATTATAATATCTTACAATCAAGTTATTGTAATCACAACAACCAACTGATATACAGATAATTATAATATAATGTTATTTAAAAAATCGTGTCAACACAAAAAAAACTGTTAGAAATCCACAAAATAATTGCAAATGTGAATAAAAAAAAGTCTTTAATATACACATTGGGTAGAAGGCATTGGACTACTAAGCATATATCTACAATGAAAAAACGGCTTTCTAAAGACAGGTTTGCAGTGTGGTACAAAAACTATATGAAAGAACTTGGACAAGATAAATAATTTAGACAAACGGACCATTGAATATCGTGGAGGCGATAGGGGTGCTGTTCGTGCTTATGACATACGACAAAGTGAACTCAGTTATCTTGGAGCAAAGAAAATTTTAAGTATGCACCAAGTTGAAGTTGCCGACAAATACTTAAAATTGTTCGAACAATCCACACTTTCTGCAAGTGGGGATAACTTAGCTATGATTAAATATGGTATCAGAATTGACGGAAATACCATTCCTAAAGGCGATCCAAGACTAGATGCGATACAAACTTTAAATTATGTTCATAGGGTTGTAGGTGAAAACTATACAAATGTTTTACAGAAAATTATTGGTGAGGGTTACACATTGAAACAATTTAGCACAATCAGGGGTATATCACCTCGCAAAGCATCAAGATTTCTTAAAGAAGCATTACATTTTGCAGCTTCACCACTTGGACTTGCTAAAACCAGGCATACTATTCGTGCCTAAAAGAAAAAAAATAGATTACTCATTATTACCACTTGCAAAAACTAAACCAATAAGATCGCCAAAACACCTAAAATATATAAGAACCTTACCTTGCTCTGTCTGTAAGATGGTTTATGACATACACGCACATCATCTAACACACGCAGAACCAAGCGGAACGAGCAGAAAAACTAGCGATAATTGGGTCGTACCTCTTTGTGGGGATCATCATTATATATTGCATTATCAAGGTGAGAGATCATTTTGGAAAAAATACAAGCTAGAACCTAAGATTTATGCTGCATTGTTGTGGTATGAACAAAGTGAATAGGTAGTCTGGGTTAATTAGAAGCTCATTGAGCTATAACGCACATAATATTTTGAAACATTATCTCGTATGCGTAATGGCTCGACTCCTTTTTCTAAATTTGAATCTATTGATCTAGCAGTTTTCCAATTATATTGGTCTTTAGATATTTTAGATTTCATTTCATTTAGTCGTTCTATTTTTTCAGGAATATTAGATAGCATATTTTCATATTCCTCAATTGCCTTATCTATTTTTGCAATTTTATGATTAATTGCCATTTTAATAAGCCAATTTTTGTCTTTGTCTATGTGTTTTGGTTCGACAATTTCCCATTCATAACGAGGTTTTGCTCGTTTGGTATCATCTATATTATCAACCAAATTTTTAACTTTAATATACCATCTATTTTTCCATTTACGATAACCATAGATGTAGTGCTTTTCTAAATGCCCTACTCCATAGTCCTTAAATAACCAAAATATTTCTGGTTTACCAAAGGTCTTAAAGTCTTGTTTAAAAAGTTCAGTCATAACTTTTGTCCTTTCAAAAAAGACTACCTAATTCACAATGTTCAACAGCAAGAGCAAAATCTAAAAATTGCTCTTTCAACACTATTATAACATATTGGTTTTTCGATTTTCAGTGATTGAAACTAAAATCAATGACTTAGCAGATTGCCCTCATTGATTTTATTAGATAATAAAAATTAAAAAAAGGCTTTTTTCAATTTTTGATGATTTTCTGAATGACTGTTCAGAACCCCCCAATTTAATCATAAATGACTAAATTAGGGAGTATGAGGTAAATAACCCTAAATGATAGGATTAACCTCTTATATACATAAAACTAAGAAATTTCAACACATGACAGTAAAATTAGTTGTAGACAACAAGGCAGGAACTTGCCGATATTGTGGCAAAAGTGTGTATCGCAATAATGACCTATTTATTGACCCATTTCGCCCAAAAAGTTTCTATCATGGCAAGTGTTTCAGGGATTTATTAAAAAACCACCCATTAAATTTCATAAAATTAGACTAGCAGTATTGCATATAGTCAGGTTTTCATTTAATTGTTACATAATGGGAGAAGTGAAAAAATACAAAATACCCCTAAAGACTGATGATGATATTAGCTCCGATAACTTCTTAGACATAGCCGACCACGCACAACTAAAAGACATTTTATTTCAATCTGAAGAACTACAAGAATATGGGGATCTTGGATTTAAACTTGCTGGAGCAATGGCAAGTGTGATTTTAGCTCAAAAATATTTACAAATTGTAACGAGTGAATTGTTAGAAGAAATCCCAATATTTGATTATGGCAACGAAACGATCCACTAAAATTTCTATTGATGGTAAAAAAATATCAGTCAACTGTATAGATTGGGATATTAAACTTGCAAAACCAGACTTTAAAAGTGCTGATATGTGCGAGGAATACGGTTTATTTGAAAAAAGAAGAAATTTAATAACCATCCAGGATAAAACGGACCAAGTAACTGAATTTAATACCTTGCTGCATGAAATTTTACATGGAGTTGTTTGGTTAGGAACATTAAACGCAAGCGGTCAACCATTGGACACCGAAGAAAAAGAGGAATTAGTTGTTAATACGATAACAAATTACCTTGTCGGTGTGTTTAAACAAAATAAATGGTTTAGGGATTATTTAATTCAGTCATTCGACAACTTTGAGAACAATAAATAACCTCATAACCGTTCTTATCATAATCATAAAACCAATTAAGATGACCTTTACGATTATATTTGATTATTCTCTTGCAGCTTTTGCAGCTCATTTTGTTGTTTTTGTAAAATTTGTTTAACTCCACGAGTTGTAAACCCCTCATCCCTGAATAAAGACTTTATTTCTTTGATTAAATTTATGTCAGTCTGTCTGTACAACCTTCGACCATTGGGAGCTTTTACAATGTTTATTTCTTTAAATGTTTTTTCCCAATATCTTAAAACGTGAGGCGGTTCACCAATTTCTTTACTTACTTCTTTGATATTTTTAAATATTTTATTTTCGAGTTTCATAATCCAGACTCCCTGATTAGTTTAAGATCAATTTGATTTTTCATAATTATTTCCTTTATTTTATAAATAACCTTTTCAGGTTGCCTGGATTGTGGATTATTTTCATAATCACTAATAACAGCTAATATAGCCCTAGATAATTCATCCATTAGATTGCTCCATTAATTCTGCTTCCATATCCTCACAAAGATATTCTAAGGGTTTATATCTTACACCGTCTTTTAATTTGTAAACAATTATTTCACCTTTTTCATTTTCAATGATTTCACCTTCATCATTTAAGCCATAAAATTCAATGTCTAATACAGCAAAGTTATTTACTTTTTTCATTTAAATACCTCCAAATTGTTGTTTAAAAATTTCTCTTGCTTTTGCTTTGTCTAATAATTCTTGCTTATAAATATTTCTCTCTCGATTGGACCACCTTAACCACCGATCAAAATTGTTTTCATAAGTATCATCTAAATTATAAACAAACTTTAAATCTTGCCCTATATCAACTGTCATAAGCCTAATTCCTGGTGAATATCAAAAATCATTTGCTTAACGTTGATAAACTCCAAGCTACACCAATCTTTTTGAATATAACTAAACTGAGCATATACCAGGAATAAAAGGCAACACATAGAAACAAAATTAAATAATTTACTCATATTTACCCCCTTCGTTTTCATCTTGTATTAATTCACCTTGATCATATCCTTGCTTTATCATCTCTGCGATATGTTCTAAGTCAACATCATTAGGTTTATAATTAGGATAGTCTTGTATTGTTAAACTCCACCAACTTTTTTTCATATTTACCCCCCTATATAAAATATACTGTTATTAAATCCGCCAGGTAATGCAGCAACCCTGAAAAATAGATTGCTGCAAATACACTAAATAAAATTAAATCTAAGTTTTTATTCATACTCTGATACCTCTAAAAACATATTGCATATATCTTTAATTATATCATCATCAGCGTTAACTGAAGCACCATCAAACCAATCCATATACCAATACTCAATATAGTCTATTTCTTTTGAATGCTCGCATTTAGTATATATTCTGAATTCATCAGACGGACCGCCCCACGACAACTGAAAACGCCAATAACCTTCGCTTTGATCGTTAAAGGTATAAGGCTCTACATAGTCAAACGATAATCCCCTTTGATTTATATAGTCAAAAAAATCGTCATAATCAGATAAAGCAGTATTTTCAGGACTATATCTAGAAGTTTCCTCAATATCGTAATATCTCTGAGCTTCAATAAATTCCTGAACTAATGCATCATATTTAGCTTCTACTTTATCTGCACAAGTCTTTTCTTTATTAATTGTATTCATAGTTAATTTACCTCCGTTAATTAGATATAAACTTCATGTCTATATCTCATTCCCCCAGACATCTGAGGGAACAAGTTAAAGACTTTAAACACTATCAGACAATAAGAATACTTCAAATTCTATATCACCATAATAAGCATATTTTTCATTAAATTCATTACTAACATACTCTAATACATAAAGTATAAGAATATCATCTTTATTAGATAAAGCCTCATCATAATCATAAAATGAAATATATCCGTCATAACTTTTTGTATGATCTTTTAAATAAGATAAAAAACTATCATCTTTAATTAAAACCTGGTTAAGCTGCACAACTTGCTGACTATCAATTTCACAGTCAATAACATCAGTTGAGTAATTGTAGTATTTAGGTGAATTCAACTTTATATTTTGAAAGTCAATTTCAATTTTATATTCACTTAAAATAAAACTTGATAACTTGCTTGCGTAGTCATCAATATAAGAATTATGAGTGTCTGTATAGTTTACATTTTCCCAGTCATATTCATATGCTTCAATCATGTAATCTATATTGCTTTGATGGTGAGAATTATAAAACCCACCAAACGCAATATTTGTCTTTATATTTGTGTTAATCATATTTACCTCATTGTTTGATACATACTTAATTGTCTGTATCTCATTCCGCCAGATATACTGACGGAATAAGTTAAAGACTTTTTCTTTGTTCTGCTTTTTGCCATATTATTATAAATCTACTTAACCACTTTCTTTGCTCAGTTGTAATAGATGGATGCCACAACATTTCATCCGCACTAAGTAAGGGTAATAAATTTGCATTGTTTTCACCCCACTTGTTATAGATTTTTACTAGTGTATTAATCATGTATTTACCTCCATTTATTTAATAAGATAACTAAATCATATTTATTAATAATGTTAAAGTAAATTATCACATATTATTAAATTATTTTATCCTGGCATTTCCGGGATGGGTCATATTTGTACTTTTGCACTCACAAAAATAAAAATAATAAAATCAAAATACTGTGATATTTTAGCAACATAATTCAATCCAAATGTGACATAATTACAATATGACCAATGATCTAATGATCATTTTACATAATGTACGTTATACGACAGTATTATAATACTAAGATGATGGGGGTTTTGATGATGGGTACACCGTCACGCAGACAGCAGGGGTCTGTGTCAATGTCATAAC